TTTGTGCGCGCCGCATTTCGATGATGCGGGCAATGATCGCCGTTAGTTGAGCCGCTTCAATCTTTGGCATCGATTGCTCCTATTCGCCGCAACCAAGTTGCCACCCGCGGCGCAAGCGTGTGCACTTCGTCCAGCATTGTCGGCGTCATGGTTTGCATCACCTCGATCGGATCGCGATCAAGCCAGCCCTCGCGAGCGAAATCTTGCAGGCGTCCCCACAGTCGCAACGCATCCTTTGAAACAGGCGTAACGGTCGGCGTTGCCGTCGCGCGGATTATCCCGTTTGTGCTCGGCCGATCCGCTTCCGCGATAGCCTGATCAAAGTCGGTTTGCGGAATGTCGGCGAGCTGTTGCCAGCGCGAGGATTGCGCCTTGGAAATTTTGGCATCGGATAGAGTGGAAACAGGTAACTCGTCGCCACCGGTTTTTGCCGGCCGGCCACCTTTGTTCTTTTCCATTTGCCGCAAGAGCTGGCCGGCCTTGCGCTCGGCGCGCAGGCGGATTTCGCAGGCGCGCCGTTCCGCCTCGACGTTCTTTGCCTGGCGCGCATATGCCTCGAGCGCGACCGCCTTGTCGCGAATGTCCTTCACCTCGTCGACCTGATAGGCGGCATCGATCGCCGAGCACATGGCATCGTATTGAACAAGCGCGGTGCTCATACCCTCGCCCCTCCGAACAGCGGCCCCGGATCGAGCTCGACGAGGCCGCGCGCTTTGAAACGCACCGGCAGCACCGGCGGGCAATCGCAAAGCCAGACGACGAGCACGCCGAAATCGCCGTGATAGGTGCCGCCGAGGCTTGCGGTCGGCGACCATCCGAGCGCCAGGAAATCGGCGAGTTCGCCATGCCGCGCGTAGCAGAAGGCCGAGTCGAGGCGACGGGCGCTCATGCCACATCCGCCGTGAATAAGCTGCCCTGCCGATCCTCGGCGTCGAGATATTTGGCGGCTTGCCGCCAATAGCTTTCCTTGAGCTCAATCCCCAAGAATCGGCGCCGCAGTTTCAACGCCGTGACGCCTTCGCTGCCGATGCCCATGAAGGGCGACAGAATAACATCGCTGGGGTTGCTCCACATGATGACGGCGCGCTCGATCACGTCGAGCTGCAATGGGCAAAGGTGGCGCTCGTCGCTGGCCTCGCGCGCCGCCACGACGTTCAGCACGTTGGACTGATCGACGCTCATCCAGACCGGCGAAGCCCACTCCTGCCATTGCTCAAGGGGGAACTCTTTCGGCGTATGAGCAATCGGATCGGCATTTTCCCCCGGCTTCACGAACGTCAGCAGATAGTCCGGCATCCCGCCGCGGGACTTTGCGCTGTCCTTTTGCAGTTGCTTGTAGAGCAGGCCGACGTGCTTCGTGCGCGTCATTTCGACAACGGGACATTTCCAAATCGTGCGCCGCCCATGCATAATCCAGCCAGCATCCTCATGCGCACGGATGATCTGGCCGGAGAAATCCTTTATGCCGACCGCCCCATCGCGCCATTTTGTCATCGGCAGATCGGAGCAATGCACCGCCGTCAGTCGCCCCGGCTTGGTAACGCGAAACTTCTCGCGGACTAGGAATTGATAATGCTCGGCAAACTCATCGTCCGTCGAGTTGCCCATATCGGCCGCACTCTCGCTGTAAACGAACAGCGATCCGAACGGCGGCGAGTAGACGGAAAAGTCGATACTCTCGGTCGGCACCTGCGACAGCACATCAACACAATCGCCGTGGAGCGCCTGCCAGTTGTTACCCGACGCTTCATTCAAACAGCGGATATCCACGGCGCGAGCCTCGCTTGGTGTTTTGGGAGATAGGGGGATTTGACAATTGCCGATTGGCCCATTGCGCGCCGCATCGCCTCGACCATCGCTAGCTTCATGCGCGCGTGGTCATTCGCCTTGCGATCAATGACTCGGCCGATTTCGGCCTCGCCCTCAGCAACGACGAGGTGAACGACGACGCGGTTCCTTTGCCCGTAGCGCCAGCAGCGGCGGACGGCCTGATACCAAGTCTCGTAGGAGTAGGATCGGCCGGTAAAGATCATGCGGTCGCAATGCGACCAGTCGAGCCCAAGGCCGATCATCTCAGGCTTACCGATGATGATCTTGGCTGCACCTGTTGCGAATGCCTCCAGCCTCTCCTCTTTTAGTTCGATCGGCTGCGACCCGCGAACCTCGATCGCCGACGGCACGGCGCGCTGCACGGCATCGGCTTCGTAATCAGTATTGACCCACAAGATCCACGCGCGGCGGGGATCATCGGCCACAATGCTCGCGACCTTCTCCGCGCGTGCTTCGATCGTCTGTCGCTTAACGTCGTGCAGCGTTGTCGCCGACAGTGCCGGCGCGCCGAACAGATCGGCCAACTCGCGATCAATCCGACTGTCGCGCGCCCTATGACGAATCACGTCGAACGGCGGCAGGATGAACCCATCGTCGTCGTCGCCGAGATCGGAGGGCTTTTCGGCCATACGAGCCCACGACGCCATCCAGTCCCAGAAAGCCGTTACCGCATGTCCTTTGAGACGCCATTGCTGCGATGCCGTCGAGGTATCGTTGATGAAGAACCGCGACAGCATTTCGTTCGCGGCCATCACGTCGAGGAACTCGCAGTAATTGCCGAGTTCCATGTGGTCGTTCGGCGCCGGCGTGGCGGTCGCGCAAAACTTGAACCGATGGCCACGGAAAGCCTCGATCAGCTTGCGCGTCGTCTTGCCCGTGAAGTTCTTGAGGATCGACGCTTCGTCGAGCGCCACGGCGCCGAAGGCTTGCGGGTCCAGTTTGTCGAGGCGGTCATAGTTGCAGATGTTGGTGCCGGGGCCGGCATCGGATTGCTCGCGGATGATGCGGGCGTCGTAGCCCCAGCGTTCGGCCCGGCGTTTCGTCTGTCCGGCAACGGCGAGCGGCGTCAGGATTAACGCGCGGCCATTCGTGGCTTCAAGCGCGTGCCGGCACCACTCAAGCTGGCATTCAGTTTTGCCAAGGCCAGTGTCGAGAAAGAGGCCAGACGATCCGCAGCTCAGCGCAAACTCGACGCAGTGCCGCTGAAACGGGAACAGGTGTGGTGCCAGTTCCGGCACGCGCTCTAGACCGCGCTCCTTCGCACGGACCGCCTTGCTCGCCAAGAATGCAGCGTAGTCCCCAAGCATCACGCTGCCTCGCGTCACTCGTCATTTTTTTCGTTTAGCCAGGGCGCAATCCATTCCGCCAAGTCCGCCAGCCGATGCCCGCAGGCGAGCATCGTCCTGGCGATCAAAGTCCGCGTCTTTCTGAGCCAATAGCGCTTCGAGCCGGGCGATCCGGCTGCGCAGTTCGGCGACCTCATTGCGCATGACCTCTTTGCGTCGCTTGGAAAGCGCCGTCTCGATGGCCTCGATCTCGTGCGGCTCGATCCGCCGCGCCTTGCCGTACCAAATGTCGAACGCCCGCCAGTACGTGAGCCCCGCCCGCCGCGCCGCCCGCTCGATCGCCGCCTTGACCCTGTCGCCCCGCGCCCACGGCTCGGACAGCTCGCGCAAGGCCGCCGCAGCCTCAGTCACGGCCGCGGCTCCCTCGGCGTAGGCTTCCGGCGCCGCCCGGTGGGGCAATCCCAAGGGATTTGGGAGCGCCCAAAGATTTTGGGCGCGCGCTCCCAAAGTTCATGCGCCTTGAATGGATCAGGACCAGTGCTTCGTAAGTCAGATGATCGATATTTTGCTTGTGTGCGGCGCTCAACAAGACTGGCCAATACTCAACCGGGATCGACCCCCGGCGCCGCATCGAAGCTGCATGTTCTGTTGACTTACCCAGAACACGGCCAACGGCCGCTGGCCCACCGAACGCATCGAACACATCATCCAGGGTGCGCATAATCGATGACAGTACAAATTGTCCCTCGGACGGTCAAGGCGAAATGTACAGCACGAAATCGTACCGTGCGACTCATGAGTGCCAAACCGAAGCCAATTGAACTGCCGTCGTTCTCGGAACCGTTTCAGCGCCTAGCGTGGGCACGCGAGCAAGCCAAATTCGCAACCCCGACAGATGCCGCCCGCCGATTCGGTTGGAACGAGAATACCTATCGTAGCCACGAGAACGGAAATCGCGATTTGAGCCGCAAGGCAGCGGAAAAATATGCCGATGCCTTCAAGGTGCCGGTCGGATGGTTGCTCTTCAAGGAAGGCGCATCGTCAAAATTGGAACCAGTTACCTCAGAGCGTGATCGCTTGGACCGCATCGAGAACATATTGACCAACATCCTCGACGAACTTCGGAAGCGATAGCATCAAACTGTACAATTTGTGTTGACACCTGCTGTACGCGATGTACAGTACTCCTGCCGCTCGATTCTGAGCGCGCGGGAAGCAAACCGCCGTGAGCGCCAAGATCGTCAAATTGCCGGAACACCGAACTTGGCAGCGATGGGCCGCCGCCATCAACGCCTCTTGGCAGAAGGGCGTCGAGTCCGTCGTCGAGACCGGCCGCCTTCTCATCGAAGCGAAAGAATGCATTGATCACGGCGAGTTCGCGGCGATGGTGCAATTGAGGCTGTCCTTCAATCCGAGCACCGCGCAACGACTGATGCGGATCGCCGAGCACCCGATCCTCTCAAATGCGGCCCATGGGCCGCATTTGCCGCCCTCCTGGCGGACGCTCTACGAACTGGCGAAGGTGCCCGATCCGATCCTGCAAACTGCGATCGCCGACGGCACCGTCAATCCGAAGATGGAACGCAAGGACGTCGCCGTTATCAATCCCAACAAATCAAAGCGCGAGAAAAGACGTGACGATGTGACGAAGCATATCGAGGCGCTCGCTCGCGCATTGGAGAACAAGACCCGCCAGGAAAAGGCGGAAGCCATCAATACACTACGTGACCGCATCGATATCGGCATCCAGGATTTAGTTGCCGTCCTCAAGGACAAGATCGTCATCGATTTGAAACCGGAAACCAAATAATGTCAGCCAAGCCGCGTCAATCTGAAACACAACAGATCAATATCGATCTGGTTCCCAAACCGCATTTTCTGCTGGCAGAACAACACCAGAAATGGACAGTTGCCGGCGCCATTTCAGAGCTCGTCGACAATGCTTTTGGTCAGGCGCGCGGCAATGCCGCGAATGTAATCATCATGTGGGATCATCGCGAAAAGCTGTTGACTGTTGTCGATGACGGCAACGGGATGGACGATATCAGTCGATTGTTCCAACTCGGAAACACGATTGGCAGAAGCATCAATGATATCGGAATTTACGGATCAGGCGGTACCAAGGCACTGTTATGGCTTGGGCAAACCGTTTCGATCTGGACACTGCGTGATGGGCTCATATCAACAGCGAAAGTGACGTGGCGCGATCTATTCAAGCTTGAGAAGCTTGAATCAATCACGGGAATCAAATCGCCTGCGAACTTCAGCAATACGCCAGCGCAATTGTTGGAAGCTGGGCACGGAACAGCGATCCACATTCGATTGAACCCAACGCGTCAGTTGGCAACCGACAAGATTCAACAGGCATTGTGCAAGACTTATGCACCAGCCTTGCGACAACATCGCCGGATTCAATGGATCAGTCATATTCATGGTAAGGCACAGCCGGCCATCACGCTCAGTGATCCTTTCCAAGTGGCCTTCTCGCAATCGGTCAAACTCGATCTCACACTCGAACATGATGACGATGTGCTGAACGTCATCGGCGAGATCGGCATCATTCCTGATTTGAAGGTCACCGAATCGAAAATCAACATCGGTTATGGACCACGCGTGATCATGACCACGCGTGATTGCTTTGGTTCCCCGGAAGAAAAATACAGCGGTCGAAATATTGCCGGTTGGCTCGATCTCGGCGATGGCTGGCAACAATATTTGGCGACGACAAAAGATGCAATCGATGATGAACCGCTCTACGAAAAATTGATGGCAGCGGTATTTGCCCAGATACGCGCTTTGCTCAAGCAAACCGAAGAAGATGATATGTCGCTGATCTTGGACGAGCTTGCGATCAATCTCGAACAATCGATCAACTTCAACAGCGACAAACATATCGAGATCATGCGCAACCGCGTGTCCGATGAAACTGCCGCCGGACATGAATTTGGTGGCGGCGACGGCGGACAAGGCCGGGAATCCGAACCAGGACCCGAACCCGGCAATATCAGCGGCCGTGACGACGAATCAGGAAAAGAGCACCTGACAGACATCTCATCGGTAACACGCATTACGATCTTTCAGGACACAGATGCCAAGATGCAAGGCATGTTGTGCACTGTCATGAACAGTGGCAATGACGTAATGGTCGTAGTCAATCGAGATCATGTCGTTGTACAGACGGCATTACATACTAGGCCGGTCAATCGAATGGCATTGATTTTATTGGTGACGCGTGAAATCGCAATGATGCTGGCTGAGGAACATGATCTCTACAAGCAAGTGTTCGCACCCAAAGTGACAAAACTCTTGGATCAGTTGGATGAAGTGACCCGCCAGCGATACATGGCGCGACTTTTGTTGGATCGTACGCATACCCCTGTAATGAATGATGCAGCATGACCACCGCATGCAAAAGGGTTTTTATCGGCTCAGTGAGTGAGTTCGCCGCCCCGGTAGGGCGAACTAGGCGGGCGCCAATGCCCGCCGCTTTTTCCGAGGATCACACATGCCCGCCGCGTATCT